TTTGTTTTTCCATCGCGCTTAAACGAATTTTTTCAAAAGAACCCGAGATTTTATTAACGTAGTTGTAGTTAACAAGCGCGTTTTCTACGCCGTATGATTTGTAGTTCCTTACGTGCTCTTTCCATTCAGCTTCGCTCAAACCTTTTGACCAAAATTTAACATGGCTTACTTGCCCCACAAAGTCAGCTGTTCGTGCCGCGTCGTCAAGGTCCAAAGTGCTGTTTAAAAACAGATAGCCCATACTTCCTGCGGGTACGTTAGAGTTATTACCTATCGATATTCTTGAACCTGATGCGTTAGCAGTTGGGCTGATCAATTGAAAAGCGTTTCCTTCTCCAGAAGGTGTTTCGTTAAAAAACGATGAAGTCATGTAGATTTTAGAAATCTCTCCTGCGTTTTGCGCCGCGGCGCGCAAAAAGTAAGAAGAAGACACGCTGCTATCGATTGAATCATTTCGGTATCTTCCGATAGATATGTTCCATCTTTCACCGTCTAATATGTCAACAGGCAAAGTTAGAGTCAGCGAAGGAGAATTTGAGCTCATCCCGGGTCGAAAGAAAGCGTAAAGAGAACCAGAAGAAACGACATTTACAATTAATCCTGGTTTTGCTGTAGCTAATGAACCTGTCGTTTCAAATCTAACTAACGACTGTTCTGTCGTTAATTTTTCTTTATTTTTTGGCGCGTATCTATATAAACCCTCAAATGTCCACGAACCAGATGTTAATAACCCATCGCTAGAATATGTTGATGTTCCATTGATAAATGGACCTACTGCAAAAGGATAGCCTGGTTCTGTTCTTGATGCAGAGAGGTAAGGCGATATCGCAAGAGATGATGAGGTAAAATCGACGCCGCCGGCGTATTCAGTTTTTATTTCTCTGCAGGATCCGAATTGTTTGATCGATGGTCCTCCAAACTCTCTAATCCTAAGACTATTATCTGGATCTATTCCAATCGATCTTAAAAATGATCTTATGCTGTGTTGAGTACCCTTTGAGCGCAAAATATCTGGCATATTTACGAGCACTCTGCGTAACAAATACGATTGAACTTTTTTTAGTGCGACGTCGTTGACCTCTATTTTTGTTATGTCTTCTCCGTCTACGTATTGACTTGTGTTAGAATTGTTGAATAGAGGTGGTAAATAAACGCCATACGATTTTATAAAGTCTACAATAAAGTTGTCAGGTATGGTTTCATATAAGCTGTAGTCTACGGTTCGTAACGTCTTGAATGCGTCGACAAACATTTTTATTTCATCGAAAAACTTGGACCAGATGTAGAGGAAAGTTAAAATGATTTGTGAGGATCCAAGCTGACCTTGGCCCGGTATGCCTTCTCCTCCATAGCTGTCTCCGATTGTTCCTTCAATAGCTGTGCTGCTTAATCCTTCTTGCAACCCACCTTCTCGTAAGTAATGACGCGGAATTAACTTAGTGATAAGGTTCGGGTTTGCTTCATCATATTCTTTAGCTGTAGATAGCAAGCTTTTATTTAAAGCTATGACGTTTGAATGATACGGAAATAAAATAACTTTAAATTCCTGTCTTTCGTTTTTTACGGGGCTTAAAGGATCATCCGTCGATGATTGTCGCAATGAAGACGTGAAATTGGTTATATACCCATGTAAAGAATTCCCAGAGCTGTCAAGTACGATGGAGTTTACAGCATCGTTGACATTTGAAGACAACGAAGATGAAGGCTCGTTAAAACGATAATACAGCTTAAGAGAATCAACTGCGTACAAACCTTTGCTGCTGTATAGTTTTTGTTGCTGGACTGTTCTATAAGAATGAAAAACCCTCAGTTCATCTAAAGTTCCGCTAAAAGTTTGAATTGGCGCCGTGTAAACGTTGTCGACGTAAAATGATGAACCAGATCCGATCGTTAAATCAGAAGTGTTCGTAAATTCTTGAAAACTTTTTTCTTTTTTACTTTCACTATTTAAGTTTTGGTTCACAAAAAATTGAAGGTAGTTATTGCCTGTTTCTCTGTTAAGAGAAACACAAACGTGATTGAATTTACCTTTTTCTAGCACTGCAGAAACAGAATTACGAACGTTACCAGAAGTAATGTTAAATGATGCCGTCACTAAAGAAGTTGAAGATGGTTCAAGGTGTAGCGTAAAACCTTCGGTAGCATCTGAAGACACTTTTTGTAGAACAACTTGAGTTGAATTGACTTGGTCTGGTATAAAGACTTGAGCTTCTATTGTAAAAGATTTATTGGTTGGAGGGTTTAGGATTGACTCTCCCGAAGTGTTCTTAGAGAGTTCTGGATACAGCCACCCTGCTGAGTCTTTTACAGAAACCCATGAACTCGAAAAGTGTAATTGCCCTCCAAATTTTGGAAATTGTTCGAAAACCCACTTTTCAAAACCGCCTAAACTTTCAAAAAACCTTTCTGTCTCAACTTTTTTTCCGTCAAATGGATATCCGTTGATAATTTGTTCAAAAGCCATGTTGACTTTTACTTCCGCAGAAGAAAAGAAAGTGTGATTTTCAAACTTCGACCAATCTACATTAAGCTGCTGAGTGCTTTTTAGCGGATAATTTAATGGTTCATATTTAAAAGAAGATGTACTAGATACGTTAGAGTCAATTAGATCGCTAAATGTCAATGATCTAGGTCTAGTGTCAGTAAGCGCGGCTTTTAAAAATGAAGGCGTATACATGTTTCAATCTTAAAACTTTTTTATTCTGAATGTTGACGATGCATTTAAATACTTTTGCTCATAACCATCGACTATTATCATTATGTCAACGACGTAAGATTTTAGTGGATTTAAGGCAGAAGTATTGATGTTGAAGTACATTCCTACACTATCGCTACTCAACTTAGTTGAATTAGTTACCGAGTCAAAAGGAATGACATACTCGTTGGATAATGCATCACGAATCGCGTAATAAGAGTTCTTCAAGACCAACCCTGGCAGCTCTATGGGCTTTCTTTTTGCAAAAATTATAGGACTATTTTCATCAAAAATGTTGACTCTCATAGTCACGTCGGCGTCCTCGGTGTATTCTGAGCTTAATCCAATGACGTTGATCACGTATCTTTGCGGGTTTAGTCTTTTTGTCGTACGATTTGGTGTTATAGCAACGATGGAGCTTCCTGTAACATACGCGACAGTTCTATCAACAGAACTCCATATCGGAGTAAACACGATCGACCCAGATTGAAGATGTTTAATTTTCAAGTTTTCGTTAGTCAGTGGAAGACTAATCGACGCAGAATAAATTCCTGTTGCTTGATTCACTCCGTAAAAATGCTGAGATCCAGTAAAAAATAAAGAATATGTTCCGACCCCAGAAACTTGTGTTTGCAGTTCTAATAAAATGTTATTTGAACCTGTCACGCTTTGGCTAGCAGAAAGTAAGTTCGTTAATTGACCATTGACATAGTTGTATAGAAATAAGCTAGAAGAAACAGGAGAATCTAGGTACAGGTTTGAAGTATCATCTGAAATAGAGTCATCAAACTTTACTACTATTCTTGGACGTTTACTTTCATCGTACGCATGCCGGCTGGAGAAGCGTTTGACAAAGTAAGTTTGTAAATTTGATTCTATGCTTTCGCTCAACGATATTCTAAACCCGCTGTCAGGTAAATCGCCTTTCAAAGTAGCGGAAATGATGTTCGTAACATCGACTAATAGGTCTTCTTCTCCTGTCACAAAAGTTTGTGAAGCCTTAGTGTCAGGTATCGTCAATGAGCTGGTTATATAGTCGCCAGACCCAGTAGAAAAGCATGCTACGGTGCAGCCTTCTCCAAACCATGCGGCGTTTTTTGAAGAAGAAACAAAATTAGCTTTATCCTTGTCAGAATAGTATGCGACATCTTTCCCTAACCCTTCATCAAAAGACGCCGAAAGAGGAAAAATATCGACAGAAAAATTACTCGGAGTTGTTTGACCACCATACACGTCTTTTAAGCTAAGGAGGCACTTAAAGCTGCTGTGAGATGTATCAATTTTCCCTGCTGACACTAAACTTCGAAGAGGTTCTAAATCGAAATGTATTAAGAGTCTAGACAACTCAGTTTGCGATATTTTTTCAGACCCGCTTGTGATTTGAGTTATTCCGTAAAGCTTAAAAAGATCCAGAGACCCTGCGATACCCGCATTGCCGCTTAGCTGTCTAACATCGTTGACATACTTGTTTGTAATATACGTGTCTTTGTCTGCTTTGAGTACGCGAAACATTACGTCACCACCTTGGCTATAATGTCAACATCTGGATATCTTATCTCAAAAATGCCACCAGGCGGCGGAAAAACAATCTGCCTTTTGGTGTAAGATTTAATATCGTGAGTTATAGAACTATATTCTCTGCCGTTCACTAACCCGGAAATATTTACAAATTGTACGTTGTCTACAGCTATGACTCCGCTTGTCGTGAAAATCGTGTTCACTACGTCAGATAAAATTATTGGCTGATCTATGAACATTTTTTTTACTTCAAACTGTCTTTGAAGGCTAGTCAACACTGCCGTTAAAACTGAGTTTCGATTCAAAGAAGGGTCAATTACAATTGAAAATTTGAGTTGTAAATTTATCACCTTCGCATCGAGAATATCGATCGCGTCTGATATCATTCTGTAAGAATTTAAGTATTTTTTCAGATTAATTTTTAATGTGTCAGGTGACGTAATAAGTCGCCCATTTGGATCCCTGGAAATAATAAACAGCTGCGTTGCAAGAGGGTTGTTTGGGTTGGAAGCTATAGCGGCTCTAAAAACTCTTCCAAAGTTGGACGGCATCGTGTATACTCTTGCTAAAAGATCTTCTTTGGTTACGATTCTTTCTTGAGAGTTTTTTACTAGCGGTATCAAAGCTACAAGTTCATCTTTTGTTAGAGCGTCTTCTCCACCAGATGCTCTTTCGATGTTAGAGACTTCCAGACTATTCCTAACTTTAATGTTCTGCGTATTGCTTGGACTTTTTGGAAAGACCATGATGAGGTTAGAAATAGACTTAATTGACCCAGGAGAAACATTGTGGCTTAACCCACCTCCGTATCGATAAACGACAGTTATTGTAGTGTCAGCCGCTGCGATTCCTAGTGTGTTAGTCTTTAGTAACTTTTCCGGGTTGACAGGTATTCTAGACATTACTTTAGAATACGGGAAAGCTATAGCAAACTCAGATGGGTCGGCGATAATATCATCTTCAAGCGTTTCTGCTGACCCACCTCCGAATGTTAGTGTTGTCGTTCTATTCAGCAGAGCTGTAGACTTTACGAACCTATAAGGAGCAGGTATCACTCGAAGACCATCTTTTACTAAAGAGCTATCGCTAGATGAATTGATGACATTTTTGTATACCACGTCATGAGTCAGCGCTCCAACTTCGTAGTATATGTTTCCGTTGCTGTCGTAAACTCTAACAATTTCTGTAACATTTGATTGACTTAGCGTTATGTTTCTAAACGGAACAAACGCACCAACAGGAAAAGTTTCCGTCACCTCTCTACCTGATACGCACAAGCCACTTAAAGCTAAAAAGTAAGATAAAACTTTTCCATCATTTCTAACTCTACCGATCTTCTTTTCCGCCGCCGGGTTTAGTATGTAATTGCCGTCTTCATTTGGATCAATCGAAAATTTAATATCTTCGATGAGCGTAAAATTAACACCGTTTTCTGCTGGAAAAGTCGTGCCTTCTTTTATGACAGGTAACAAGTCGACGTCCGGATCAGCGTCTCCTGGTGTTTCTACCGAAACTTCTATATATGCCGTTACCTTAACCGTCGCGGGAGACGCGCCTGTTATCGGTATGCTAGCGTTTATTAAAGCTCTTTCTACGCTGCTGTTTTCTACAGCAGTCTCTGAATTAAGCTCACCATACAAATGGTCCAGATAAAAAGATAAATTGTCTCCAACATAGGCCGCCATGTCAAGAAACAACCCACCAACAGAGGCTTCAGAAAAGTCTTGTATCTGGTTTGGATAATATTGACGAGCATACGTCAGCAACTCTGCTCTAAAAGAATCAAAGTCGCGCGCGATGTATCTTCTAACTCTATTTGATTGGGCCATCTTCTTTTAACCTTAGATTACATATAAAACTACTTGAATTTTCTTATCCGTGACCTCAATCTGAGGTATGTTATATGTAATTGTGATCCTAATGATGCCTGTGCTTCGATTTTCTAAACGATCCACTTCGGAAGTAAAATCGATGAGATCGACGTACGGCATCCACCTGTCTACCGCGGACTTGATTCTAGAGACTGCTTTTGTATCAAAATCTTCTTGAGTCGAAAAATCTGCCGTCAAAGGGTACAGGTTTGCGCCGAAGTTATACAGACCAACTCTTTCACCCCAGTTGGTCTGTAGAAGGTTTCTTAGGTTGTCTGCGGTCTGGCTCTCTAGGCTGTAGTTCATTTCTAACAGCCCAAAGTTGCTGCTGATCCGCAAAGGGGTCTTGATACCGATCGGTATGATAGTTAATGAAACTTCTCCATCGTCTATCTCGTCCTGCGTTTTCCCGACGCTCTTGAAACTTATCGTCGCCATTCTGCTATTATCTATTTTATCAACAAATTTTATGGGTCGTTTATTTTATGCAGGGATACTCTCATCCTGCAGCTAGTTCTGGGACGTAATCTATGTCCAGCCATCCCATGATGATCCTCGTTTCTCCTTGTCCAGACAGTCCAGACACATTTGTGTCTTGTTCTTGCAGGACTAGGACTCCGTGAAAAGGATCCCTGAAAACTTTCTTACGTTTGTAGGCTGCACCTTGGTTTTCTTTTCCGCCTTGCCCGGCGTCGACCGTCGTCCATGTTTCATACCCATTTTCAAACGACCATTCGTACATGATAGAAACGTGTAGTATCGGACGCTGCCCAGGGAGGTAAAAGTA